CGAAGGTGACTTAGACTGCAATCTTCCATGGGAAGGAGACGATGTTGCCTATGCTCGAGCAGATGCAGGGTGGGGATGTGAATTCGACGATAGTATCAACATTGAGATTGAGTTCAGTGATGATATCAGCGAAGATGAACAAGAAGCCATTCGCGAAGCATACTACGAAGGTGGCGCAGGTTGGTTGTTTGATGGTGAACACGATTGGCAGGAAGAAGATACTGCTGTTCACATCATTGCTCCATATCAAATTGATCTGTGCGAAGATGATGGCACAGTCATTGAAGAAAATGTTAAACTTAAACCTCGTCCAGATCCTAGAACATCGTGGCCATGGAGTGTGGATAATCCTAAACCCGAGGAAGAATAACAAAACAAGAAATTATGAATAGTTACTTTGGAGAAAATTCATGCAGATAAGAGCAGATCAAATTACTGAAGGCGGCTCACCATGTGGTTGTGGTCGTAGTCCTACAGGCAAGTGTATTGGTTGGCACGGTCTAGAAGAAGGCGAATATCGTGAAAGATTAGCAGAGTGGGAATTAGAAGATTATAAACGCCGAGCACAAGAACTGTGGAATGACTCTTGTACTAGTCAGAGGTCGTCATGAACACAGCAAAAGAAATAGCAGATAATTTAATCAATCGTGCAAAAAATCTGCAAGAATTTGTTGTAGAAAGAGATTGGTCTCTTATTCCAGCAGGAGTTGTAAAATATGACATACAACACACTGTAGGCGAGCCTGCTAGAATCTTTGTTCATGCTATGACACAAGAAGAAGCAGAGCGTCAAGTTGACGATTGGTTTGGGGAAGGTGTAGAATAATGTTATTTGCTCTAGGAATGATCGTAGGTATCATTATTGGAATTATTGCCTGGATCCTTATTAGGAGATAATGATGTTTTTAAAACTACTTGAAAAACTAGATCGCAAACGTATCATTTTTGATCGTGTGCATAACGAACCGTATCTCGAACGGTATTATCTCTTTTTAAAAGATCGTAAACGTTTTCCCTTCAACGTATTTTTACACAAGTTCCTAAAAGGTGATCCAGACGATGTTCACGATCATCCATGGCCCTATGCTACATTAATTTTGAAAGGTGGATACTATGAATGGATTCCGCAGTTTGACGAACAAGGCAATAAATCTTGTGAGATACGTAAATGGAGAGGACCCGGCCATTTTCGTATATGTAGCCCTAACTCTTATCATCGTATTGAGCTTAAGCCTGACGTGACCGCTTGGACACTGTTTATGCCCGGACCTCACAAACGTGAATGGGGATTTTTAGTTAATAATAAATGGGTTCAAAACGAACAATATCTAAAGGAGAGGTATGAACAAGCACGTAATCAAACAGTCTGAACTGAATGGATTAGTTTCTAAATTATGTAGAGATATTATAATCAGTGGATGGCGGCCCGATTATATAGTAGGCATCACTAGAGGAGGCCTTGTTCCCGCTGTGATGATTAGTCAATATTTAAATGTGCCTATGCACACATTAAACGTCAGTTTGCGAGACGGCAATGGCGGAGAATCAAATTTATGGATGGCCGAAGATGCCCTTGGTCCTAATTCTAGAGAAAGATTTGTAGAAAATCCCGTAGATGTTGCGGGTATATTAGAAGCCGCAGGTGATTTGTTAGAAAATGGAACTTATAAAGAAATTCTGTTAGTTGACGATATCAACGACACCGGAGCAACATTTAATTGGATTATGAAAGACTGGCCTAGTGGTTGTTTCCCGGAAGACCCGGCCTGGGAAGAAGTTTGGAACAATAATGTAAAATTTGCTGTGTTGGTAGATAATCTATCAAGCAAATGTAATGTAAAAATGGATTATGTAGGAATAGAAATCAATAAAGCAGAAAATGATGTTTGGGTTGATTTTCCTTGGGAAGATTGGTGGACTAAATGATTGATTCAAAAATAAAAGTACATTGTACTGATGCGGGTAAAGACTTTGATATGCATGTTCTAGGATATAAGCCTAAGGCATTTTTAGAAGTTGCATTTCAAACTATTAAAATTCGTTTGGCCTATATGGAAAGAACTCGTGCATTTGTAGGTTCATTAGGAGGACGAGAATTTGTTTTTCGTGAAGAAAATCTTCCCAAAGAAACTATGGAGTATAAAAGATGATTACAGATATACATAAAGTATTTCCCTCAGAACCTAGTAGTATTGATGATTCTAAGGCACCGTGGACAGAATTAATAGAAGAAGATTATCATGTCAAAGTATTTCGTGATATATATCCTGTTACTGAAGGTCATCTTTTGTTTGTGCCTAAATACAATACTGTTTCTGTCCTAATGGACTGTTTTGAAGATGCTGTCAAAGATGGCATTAACAGAGTTCACTCAGGAGAATGGGATGGATTTAATGTTGGTTTAAACTACGGGTCGGCTGCTGGTCAAACTGTTCCTTGGCCTCATGTTCATCTGATTCCAAGACGCAAGGGAGATATGGAAGATCCAACTGGCGGAGTGCGTCATGTTATTCCCGAAAAGGGCAATTATAGGAAGTGGTAATGTCAAGAGCATTGTTTATAGGTGATAGTCATACTTGTGGATATTGGAGCCATCCGACCAATCAAGGTCCTGGATCATATACCTATTGGAATGATAACAACTATGCAGAAATTTATGCAGAAGAAAATAACAAGCCAGTAGCCATTTATGCTATGGCAGGTGTCAATAATCGTGTTTATACAGACTGGATGAAATCTATGTTTGACACTTACAATGATATCGATGAAGTTTTTCTTTGCATGGCTCCGTTCAATAGATTTACTATAGGATTTGATGGAAAACTAAGTGATAATGTAATTGCTGTGGATCATTTTACTACTAAGATGCCTTCATCGAATGGCTTTATAGATAGGTACTGTGATTTAACTATCAATGAAGAAAACTTACAACTGTTTAATAAAGCACTCAGTGACGATTACAATACTTTTCCAGGATTAGATTTAGATCCAGATAACGGTCTTAAAACACCAAACATTAGAGAACACACTTTTATGCAGATAAAATTATTCTTCGAAATGAATAGTTTTATTGAGAAAAGAGATTTCCTATTGAATGTATTTGTTTGGGATAGGCTCTGTCAAGAAAATGGTGCAAAATTATATCTTTTCAATGTCACTGATAGATTACGATATCCCCAAACATTTGAATATTACGGAAAATTAAAATCAACTGCACTGACTCGGAAAGCAGTTGAAAGTTTCATGAAAGAACGACACATTGATCATTCTAAATATTTTTTGGAAGATCAAGAACACTATAACAGAGAATATCATACTTTGATAGCCACTAAATATCTACCCTGGTTAAAAACATTATGATCAATATTCTTGTGGTAGGCGACAGTTTTGCAGCCAAATGGCCGTTTGCAAAACTAGGCTGGGTAGATATTTTGTCTTACAGACACAATGTTACTAATCTTGCTATGGCCGGTTGCGGCGAGTATAAAATATTAAAGCAGTTACAGTCTGTAGATATTACAAAGTTTGATCTAATAATTGTTAGTCATACTAGTCCAAGCAGAATTCACACCCCAACACATCCTATTCACGTTGAAGGCTTTCATAAAAACTGCGATCTTTTAGCCAATGATATCATTGACAGAAACAATTGGTTCAATCCTAGTTTAAGGGCTGCTCAAGGATATTTCAAATATCATTATGACGACGAATATCAAATAGACATTTATAATTTGATTAGGCAAAAAATTCTAAACACTGTAGAAAAACAGCCTTATCTTAGTCTTACACATACAGATATTAGCAGAGAATTAACCATTGAACCAAATTGTCTCGACTTTAGTGATCTGTGGAAAAAAGAAAGAGGTTCTATCAATCATTATACTATTAACGGCAACAGAGTCATTTATGAAACTATTGCCAAACACATAAATGAAAAATAACACAATTACTATTCCTTGGCAAAATCAAAAAGAAGTTTGGTGGAATGAAACATGCGCCAACGTTATGTATCATTTTGGTTTACCAGGAACACGATATAGAACAGAAGTTAGTACAGATTGTATGAAGTTTCATTTCAACACTGAGCAAGATGCGTTGATGTGCAAATTATTGATAAGTGATCAAATATGAAAAATAGTTATGTATTCTTGTTAGCGGTCATTGCGGCAGCATTAATTTTGTGTTTGACAAACTTTGGAGAGTCAACAGGTAAAGTCTACGATTGTAGTATGGCTGAATGGCATCCTGATATTCCTAAAGAAGTTAAAGAAGAATGTCGAAAACTTAAAATGCAGTACAACAATGAAAAATATAGAACATGAAAAGATGGATTTTAGAAGTTGAAGAAGATCTCGAAACTAGTGATTTTTTTCTTAAATTTCCAGAAGATCTTTTAAAAGAAACAAATTGGAAAGAGGGAGATCATATCCATTGGATAGATCTAGGTGATGGTAGTTATCAATTGGTCAAAGAAGATTTGACAACTTTCGTAAAAAGTGGTATAATAAAGAATGAGCAAAATTAAAATCGCTGAACTATTTTATAGTATTCAAGGTGAAGGACGTTTCATGGGCGTGCCTTCTGTTTTCTTACGTACATTTGGTTGTAACTTTAAGTGTGCGGGATTTGGTATGCCTAGAGGTGAGGCTAGCCAAGAAGTTGAAGCCATTGCTTCTAGAGTGCATGAATTTACAAAATATGAAGAATTGCCATTAGTTAGCACAGGCTGTGACAGTTATGCAAGTTGGGATCCTCGTTTTAAAGATCTCAGTCCTATGCTTACTAGCGATGGTATTGCAGAACGTATCTGTGAGATTCTGCCTTTCAACGAATGGCGAGATGAACATCTTGTTATTACAGGTGGTGAACCTTTACTAGGTTGGCAACGTGCATATCCAGACCTGCTAGATCATCCTAAGATGCAAAATCTAAAAGAAATTACATTTGAGACTAATGGCACTCAAGCATTAACAGATGATTTTAAATTATACTTACACACCTGGAAAAGTCATCATGCACACGACTTTTGGAGAGAAATCACTTTCAGTGTAAGTGCAAAATTGAGTTGTTCCGGAGAAGAGAGGCATGTTGCTATACAGCCTGAAGTTGTTTGTGAATACGAAGAATATGGATACACATATCTAAAATTTGTAATTGCTACAGAAGAAGATGCCGAAGAAGCCATAGAGACTGCCGATATCTATCGAGCACACGGGTTTACTGGTCCAATCTATCTAATGCCTGTAGGCGGAGTTGAAAGTGTTTATACTTTAAATAATCGCCGTGTTGCGGAACTGGCTATGAAGAATGGATTACGGTACAGTGACAGACTACAAGTACCATTGTTTAAAAATGAGTGGGGAACTTAATGAAATTTGTTAGATAAAATCGAAGCCAATATAGAAGAAGCAAGACAGGCACTAGAGCAGGCTACCAAATTAAAAAAAGAAGCCGAAAACAGTTTAAAAGAAATTGCTCAAGAGCAAGAATTGGCTAAACTTAGTCCAAAAGATCGTGCTACTCGTAAAAAAGAACCCTGGGTAGGAGTTTTGAATACTCATGTCAATTCAGATAATGTACGAAATGGATTTTTTGAACTTGACTGGAATGACCAATTTGTGTTACAATTAAAGCAAGAAGGTTACGGTGTAGATGGTGATAAAGACGAAGAAATCGTAGATCGATGGTTCCGTGAACTTTGTGCAAATGTTGTAGTAGATGGTGATTTTGGTGGTCCTGTTGATACAGGTACTTTAGATATACAGACTGTGAAAAAGAATAATCAATGACATATATTTTAGTTGATACTGCTAACACATTTTTTCGTGCTAGACATGTTATTAACGGCGATGCCGATATTAAACTTGGCATGGCATTTCACATAACCCTAAATTCTATTCGTAAAGCGTGGCAGCAGTTTAATGGTACTCACGTTATTTTCTGCTTAGAAGGTAGATCGTGGCGCAAAGACTATTATGCTCCTTATAAACGAAATCGATCAGATGCTCGTGCCGCACACACAGAAAAAGAAGCAGAAGAAGAAAAAGTATTTTGGGAAGCGTTTGATACATTCAAAGATTTTATTACAGATAAAACTAACTGCACAGTACTACAAAATCCACAACTAGAAGCAGACGATCTTATTGCGGGTTGGATTCAAAGTCATCCAGATGATAATCATGTGATCATTTCAACTGATACAGATTTTGTACAACTTATTGCACCTAATGTAAAACAATACAATGGTGTTATGGAACATGTAATCACACACGAAGGAATCTTTGATGACAAAGGTAAACCAGTCATTGATAAGAAAACAAAAGAAGCAAAAGCCGCTCCAAATCCAGAATGGCTCTTGTTTGAAAAATGTATGCGTGGTGATACCAGTGATAATGTCTTCTCGGCGTATCCAGGTGTGCGTACTAAAGGCACAAGCAAAAAAGTGGGTCTTACTGAAGCGTTCGAAGATCGTAAAACCAAAGGATTTGCGTGGAACAATCTCATGCTTCAGAGATGGACTGACCACGAAGGCAAAGAACATCGTGTACTAGAAGATTATGAACGCAATCGTCGACTGATTGATTTGAGTCATCAACCAGACGACATTAAAGAAATCATTGCCACAACTATCTCACAGGCTATTGATGCAAATAAAAATATCAGTCAAGTAGGTATTAGACTGATTAAATTTTGTAATCTATATGATTTGAAAAAAATTGCCGAACAGGCGCAAAG